CCCCGGCACCTTCTGCCCCGCGAGAATGGCGCGTGCGGCCTGAACGTCGCTCCAGCCGATGGTGCCACCGGCCGCCTTGGTGATGGTGCCACCGGTCAGGCTGGCGAAGGNNGTACCGAGCGCGGCGTCGATGGAGTCAGCCGCGGCCTGTCCCAGTTCGATGCCGACGTTGATGACGTAGTTCTCCGGGTCGGACTCCACGCGCTGGTCAGTGACCTTCACGCGCGCGGCGACTTCCGCCGGGGTCAACGTCTGCAGCACGGACGGATCCATCTTCGAGCTGTCCACGTCCGCGCCGTCCGTGTGAGACGCGAAGGAGACGGAGGCCATGCCCTGAAGGTCAGTGAGATTCAGCACGGTGCGCGCCAGCAGCGGACGCTCACGAAGGGTGAAGTACGCCGCTTCGTAAATCGTCCCGGCCTGTGCCGTCACACCAGAGTACAATGCAGTTCCAGCAGCCATCGTAAATTACCCCTCCCAGGGTAAGACAAGGCCACCGCCGCGCCCGAACCCGTCGAGATTATCAAACGGGTTACTGAGCTTTTCCCGTACCCGCCGCTGAATGGCGGCGATGTCATCGTGCGGCCCCTGTGCGGGGGCCGTCGGCCCGGCGTTGGGCGGAGGCTGATTACGGTTGAACAGGTACGGCTTCGCCTCAACCAGTTTGGCAACCGCCTCTGATGCCCCACGTACCGCGCCGTCCGGGTCAACCGTGACGCCTGATGGGTCAATCAGTTTGAGCGCCGCGTCGATGTCAATCGCCCCGGAGCGGATACTTTCCTCTCGCAGGGCGTGATACATCGACTGCCGGCTGGCTCGTTGGTCAAACTCCTTCAGTGACGTGGCGAGGCTATCAAGCCTCTCTCCGAGCAGGTGCAGCGCATCGTCCGCCTTCACGGGCTTCGCTTCCGGCGCAACCTGTCCCACCAGGCTCTTCACCTGCTGCTCCAGGTCGCGCAGTTCAGTCCGCCACCGGGCGTTCTCTGCCCTGAGCTGCTCGACGTACTCGCGGGGAAAAGTGTCCTGTACATCAACACCTTTGCCCGCGTTTGCCGCTGGCGCATCCGGCGTCACGGCGTCCTGCTTCACATCCTCTGGCATATCAACCTCCTGGGCTATGCCTCTGAACGGGCGTCTCTGCCCGGCTCATTCATCGATACTCTTTCGTACACTGGCAGTTGGCCCGGCACACCGAACCGTCTCCGGGCGCGGGCAGGCTGCCAATCGGCACCCACCCCTCAGCCGCGTAACCGACGCAATCCGCACAGTGTTCCGCTGCGCCCAATACCCGGCGCTCCTGCGTGAAGCCCTGCGCCTTCTGCCCGGCGTCCTTCGCGCTCCAGAACGACACCTGAGCGTGATTACTGTAGAGCGCACTCCGGGCCGCAATCTGGGCGGTGCTCAATGCCCCGGCTCTGACGTCCTGGGCAAAACTGGACAGATACCCATACTCATCACGCAGCTGTTCGCTGACGGCAACCACATGCTCTAGCCGCAGTGCCGTCAACGCCCCCAATCCAAACAAGAGCGCCTGAATATGGAGACGCTTAACCTCACGCTTCATTGCCTCGTGCCACGTATCAACTGGCGTGTCCATTTCCAGCGCCGCCGCATACTGCGTCATCCGTTCCACGCTGCTGGCGAGGAGCAACGACAGCGCGATGCCGGCCAGCGCGTTCATGTCCTGCGTCTCATCAGGCAGCCGGTCACGCAGGTCGGCTATCGCGTCCGTGAGGTCACCGGATGTAACGCTAGCTTCCTGGTCGAGCGGCAACGGTTCAGAAATGCTCATCCCATCGGCCCTTCAACAAAACGAATGGGAATATCTCCCAGTAGTGCCACGCCGAGCGCCTCAAACGCCCGATACTCCCTGTCCGTCATGACATAACACCCATCAGGCACATTGTCGAAATCAATCTGTTTATCGTGCCACACAGTAAGCACTGTTTCGCCCGGGCGCGAGATTACCCGGACAAGGTACTGTTTATCGCTCACGCCGTCCGCTCTCCTGCTGGCCTCTCCACGAACATCATCGGTACATCCCCCAGAAGCGCCGTGCCAAACTCATCAAACGCCGCGTACTCGCTATCTGTCAGATACCAACAGTCAGGGTCGGTATTAAAATCGTTCCATGTTCCATGTGCCACAGTGACGATTGGTACGAACCCGCTGGTATCGACCTGGACGATGTATTCACGCTTCATGCGATTGGCCCTCCCTCAGGAACGTTCGTAGGCGGCGCAGCCATGCCCGCACGCAGCCTGTCCGCGATGGCAATCTGCTGGCCGCGTGCCCCTTCGAGCGCGGTGAGCGCCCGGCGCTGGCGTTCCTGCTCCGGGTCGTACCCGGCCCGCTCAAGCGCCGTCTCCTGCGACAGGCCAAGCCCGGTCATAATCTGGAGCTGCTGCGCCTCGGCCAGGCGGTCATTCGGAAGCGTGTCGGGCCAGAGCGCGTTAATCATCACCGACCGGTTGTACCCACCAATTTCGAGGATGTTCCGGCACAGCATCAGCAGCGCCGGCGTCGCCAGCATCCGCTTAACGCCCTGCTTGTTGAGCGTGTCCGAGTACATCACCCGCAGTCCGAAGTTCGTTATCGCGCCGAGCTTGTCCTGCACGCTGAGCGGGTCAAGCTCGCGGAACTGGGCGAACAGCGCCTCGCGCATGACGGCGGCAAACCCCATCGATGAGGACAGGTCGCTTTGCATCTCCACGTTCGTCACCCGCGCGTTCTCGTTCGCAATCGTCCATAGGCGGTTGACCGCCGTATCCTGGAAGTCTGCTTTGTTCGCCCCGGTGACGACCGTGTTCGGGTGGGCGTGGTACTTGATGATGCGCTGCGTATTGGACAGCACGAAGTTGAGGCTGTCGTTCATCGCGCCCGCAATGCCGATGCTGTCCCGCCCGTAGAAGTTCGTCGGGTCGGGCAGGTTCTTCCAGTCCACGATGGGCGCCCAGGCGTAGGGGTGGATTTCCACGTCCCCGGCCAGCGCCCAGTTCGCGCGGTCGCTCTCTTTGCGATAGTTGTAGATGAGCCAGCGCCCGGTATCGGCGCCGTTATCGTACCGTTCGCGCACGATGTCCTGGCGCATCCGGTCGTATTCAATCCGGTACCACAGCACCCGCTCGGCGTCGTCCGCCTGCCAGAACACCGAGACGTAATAGGGGTTGAGCGCCACCAGCCGGGGTACGTCCGTTCCCATGACCGGATGCACCGCGCCCGACGGCAGCAACTTGACGAACGTGTGACCGGCAATCGCGGCATTGGAGAACGCCGTCAGGAGCGTCACGTCGCGGCGGTTGGCTTCCCATACCATGTCGAGCCATTGCTGCTCAGGATGCGCCTGCTCCTCGCCGCCCATGCCCAGCGCGCCGAGCATCGTTTCGAGGAACCCGCGCTCACCGGCCTCATCCACGATGTCAAAGCGCACGCCCTGAACATTGCCCTGGTCGTCGCTGCCCATCATCCCGGACAGTTCTTTATCGACCGCCATGCCGACGAGGTTAACCACCACATTGTCGTTCGTCTTGGTGCTGTCGGCCCGGAGCGGCGCGGCGTGTTCGCCCCGGTAGTAGCTCCAGTTCTCGTCGATGAGCTTCCGGCGCGCGGACAGCTCCTTCACAAAGGCGTCCTCGAGCTCACGCGCCGCGCGGCTGTCAGTGTTATTGAGGTACTCCATCGCTGCCGGCATTGTTTATCCCTTAGAAAAACGGGTTGGCGCTCACGCTCACGGTATGATAACTGCTCCGCTCGACACTCATCACCGCATATCGCATCGCGTCCATGCCGTGATCATCCAGCTTCACCGGCGCCTCTTTGACCGGACGGCCATCGGGCGACTTCTGCCACACGTACCCGGTCATCTCTTCCAGCGTGCTGGTTGGCTTCTTCGCCTCGCGCAGCCGGGTATCTTCTNNNNCCAGCGCCCCGCGCATCAGGTACAGCCGAGGCTTGCCATCTTCCTGTACGCGCAAATGCTGCTTGACCGCATTGATGCCGGGGCTAACTTCCTTCCATGCTCCGCCAGTCATAACCCCGTAATGGTCAAGCGTCGCCCGGTCTTCCGCGTCATGGTCACTCACCGACCACTCGATGCGCTCGCCCCGCTCCAGCTCGACGAATGGCAGGAGATGGTCCTCAACCTGTCTCTTATAC